ACCGCCCGACATTCGGTTCTGACATATATAAATATGTTGATTACCCTGTAAATGAAGCAATACCAAACATTATCCGTGAGGCAACGGACTCCATAAACGAATGGGAAACAAGGATAAAATTAAATTCATTAAGCGCCGAAATAAATGAAACACAAATCACAATAAAAGTTGAATGGACATTAAAAGACAATAACACCAAAGGAACAACAAAAGTAACATTATGACAAATTTACCCGAACCGAATTTTATAGAAAGAAACCCCGATACTATTACACAAGAGTGGATAGCCTTATATGAAGAAAAAACAGGAAAAACACTCCAACCTGCACAAGTGGAAAGACTTTTGATTGATGTAGGTGCGTACAGAGAAAGTCTGCTTCGGATAAAAATTCAGGAAGCTGCAAAATCAAATCTTTTAAGTTATGCACCGATTGAGGTTTTGGAACATTTAGGTGAATTAGTCGGTGTTAAAAAACTTGCGGGAACTTGTGCAAAAACTACATTCAGATTTGAAACAACGGAGGTGCAGACTTCGGATATTTTGGTCCCTGCTAAAACCGAAATTGAAACAGCAGACGGTAAATATACCTTTATAACAGATGCTGACTGTATAATAAAAGCCGGAAGTTTGTATGTTGATGTAACGGGAACCTGCACAAAAACAGGAATCGGTGCTAACGGTTATACGGAAAATAAAATTAATAATTTACTCACTCCGCTTGATTATGTAGATAATGCATACAATATTAAAACAAGCTACGGCGGTGCGGAAGAAGAATCTGCTGAAAGTTTAAGAGAAAGAATAAGGCTGGCGCCTGAGAGTTTTTCAAACGCAGGGAGTAAAGGTGCATACAGGTTTCATACATTATCCGCTCACCAGAGTGTAATAGATGTTGAAGTTTTATCTTCATCTGCCGGAGTTGTAGATATTTATCCTTTAACAGATACCGGAAACCCGACAGAAGATATGATACAAACCATATCTGACTATTTAAGTTCCGAAAAAATCAGACCTTTAACGGATAAGGTTGTTGTTCATTCGCCAGAAAAAATAAATTTTACAATAAATGCCGTTCTTTATTTGTATTTGGATGCGGATTTAAACGCCGTTCAAACACTGGTTAATGAGCGTTTAAACGAATACAAAAAAGAATTAGCTTCAAAGCTAGGAAAAGACATTGTCCCGACACAGATTATTGCAATATTAAATTCAATTTACGGAGTGTATAAAGTGGAACTATTATCTCCGGCGTTTCAAAAACTTAGTACAAACCAGTGGGCAAACTTGGAGTCTTTTAATATTACTTATGGAGAACGTGCTGATGAGTGATAATAACAATCTTTCCCCTATAAACGATTTATCTTCAAAGGCTTTTGATAACCTTTTTTCTAGATTTCAGGAAATAGATACAGAATGTTTGCTTGTATATCTCTTTGACAAAGTTGAAGAATCCGCCCTTATTCACCTTGCGGAACAATTTCATATAACAGGAAACGAGGGTTGGACAAATTGCACCACTGTTGTCGAAAAAAGAGATTTAATAAAAAACTCTTTAAATTTACACAGATTCAGAGGAACAAAATATTCTCTGAAAAGGGTTCTTGAAATTTTAGGATTAAACGGTAAATTGCAGGAATGGTTTGAATACGGAGGGAAACCGTATCACTTCAAAATTTCTGTTGATATGAATAATAAATCTTTTGATGAAACAACGGAACAATCATTGGTTGATTTAATAACGGCGAATAAAAATGTTCGTTCAAAACTGGAGGTTTTAATAATTAACCTTATTTCATCCTGCGAACAAAGATTTGTAAGTTATGCACTAACAAGCGAGGAATTGACGGTATGACAAAAGAATTTTATTCAATAATAACGGATGTCGGACTTAATAAAATACAGGAAGCTCTGAATAACGGAACAAAATTGGATTTAAAATATATTGCTGTCGGGGATTCTATGGGGAATTATTATGAACCCGAATTAACGCAGACAAAATTAAAAAATGAAAAATACAGAACAGAGATAACGGAATTAACGCAGTTAACAGCAAAAGCACTGATACCTGCTTCTGTTGGCGGATTCTATATGAGAGAATTTGGGATATTTGATTCGGATAATAATTTGTTATTAGTCGGTAAACAGCCCGAAACATATAAACCTGTGGAAACGGAGGGAAGTTTTAAAGAATTGTGGATTAAGGTTGTAATTGCGGCTATAAATCCTGATGTTATTCATATAAATGTTGACCCTGCTATTCAAATGGCGACACAGGATTGGGTAAACAATTTATTTAACGGTCATACACACCCCGATTTAATGCCGATATGGTTATATGATTCCAACGGAAACGGAGTTGTTGATACCTGTGAATATATAGACGGCGGAACATTCACTGACGGAGATAATTTGGAAATTCCGCAGCCTCCGAATGTACCACAGCTCATTATGAGTACGACAATTTATGACAAAAACGGCAACGGCATTGTAGATGAAGCGGAAAAAGTTGATGCGGGAGAATTTTAGCGGATTGCAAGCAGAGGGTGAAAGGCGGAGCCGTACCCGTTTAATGCGAGCAACCAAGAAGCGAATTGGAAACAATTTTAATTAAGAAAGGAAATAATTATGGGTTTATTAAGAATTAAAAGAGGTTTAGCAGAGAATTTACCTGTTGAAGCAGAATCGGGCGAACTTTTATACACAACCGATACAAAGAAATTCTATATCGGAAACGGCGAGGGTAGTGCATTAACGGAATTCAATAATGCAGCACAATTGGCAAATTATTTGGCACAGAAAGCAGAAAAAATTCATACCCACGTTTCAGCGGATATTACGGATTTTTCATCTTCGGTAGATAACAGAATTACACTGCAAAAAGGACAGGCAAACGGTATTGCAACACTTGATACAGCGGGTAAAATCCCGAACGCACAGATACCGAATTCATTTAAGGAAGCATCTGTTGTTGAAAATATAACGGAAAGGGATTCACTAACTGCTTTTGCGGGATTGCACGCATTTGTAATAGATGCTTCTGCTGATTCAACAGTGGGTTCGGGAGGCGGTGCCGAATATGTGTATAACGGAACGAAATGGATAAAGATTTCGGAATTTAACCAGTTGGATACCCTTGTAGATTGGACAAATATACAGAATAAACCTGACTTTGTATCAACCCTTCATGATTTAGAAGATATGCCGGATTTTGAAGGACAAGGCGGAATGCTTTTGTATGTTTTACCGGATGAAAGCGGACTGGGGTTTGTTGCACCTTTTGACGGGAATTTTGACGGAGGATTATTCTAGTAATGGGAACAAACATTAGAATAAGACGAGGTAAAAAAGCAAACCTGCCAAAATCCGCACCGAGTGGAATGCCGTTATGGTGCGAAGATACAAAAGAATTGTATATAGGAACGGGCAGCGGTGTTCAAATTATCCATACTTATGATGCGGATACTGTTGACGGGCTTCATGCAAGCACATTTTTAAAAGCAAGCCATCAGTTTGTAACAACCTGCGGGGCAACAACAGGAACAACCACCTATGTTTACCCGCCAAGCGGGTATTCTATGAGTAATCTTGTAGCTTTTATACCGAGTATAAGAACAATTCATTATAACGGGGACGTGGATAATAACGATTCTATGTACTGCTATTGGGGAAAAGAAAATTCAAGGATAAAAGTTACCTGTTATAACACGGAACAAAGAGCTAATCCGCAGGCAAACTGGCTTGCGGTTTGGAGGAAATAAAATGAATTATTTACTTATTGAAAAAGGTGAACTGGTCGGAATTTGCGATTATGAACCAAATACAGCGGATGACGATATTAAAGTCATACCGTATTCGGGGAATATCCCCGCTGACAGAATTTTATATTTAGAGGGAAAAATAGCGGATTCAAACGATTATGTCTTTATTAACGATAAATATGTAAGAAAAACAAAAGCCGTAACGGAGCTTCTTGAAACGAATGAAGAAGCAAGAAATTATTTGAATGACACGGATTGGCTTGTAATAAGACACAGAGATCAGGCGGCATTAAACCAGGAAACGTCTTTAACGGAAGTACAGTATCTTGATTTATTAACCAAACGGCAGGCAGCAAGAGAAAGGGTGGTTGAATATGGCGGGTAATTTGCAATTTAAAAGAGGATTAAAGACAAATCTTCCCTCATCTGCCCCTAGCGGAATGCCATTATGGTGTACGGATACAAAGGAATTATATATAGGAACGGAAAGCGGTATTCAAAAAATCGGTTCGGACAGCAGTTCCGCAACAACAGTAACAACTGTAACCTCCGAAAAATCCGTAAATACACTTGCCGGAAGCGGAACGATAAATTTGGCGGATAACAGTGTGAATGTATTGACCGCAACAGGGGATGTAGAATTTATTCTGCCCGAAATTTCGGATAATACTGTATTTCACGAAATTTTAGTACAGGTTTCAATGGGAAGTGTTGTAAGTTTTGATTTGGGAACGAATAAATATTTAACATTAGAACATCCAAGTATGACTGAAACAGGTATTTACAACATCTTATTTGAATACCATGAAGATACATGGTTTGCAGGGGTAGCGAAAAAGAACGGAGTTCTTGGCGAAAAATATATAAAGATTGATTTTGGAACATGCAGCGGGGATTTTGATTTAAGTATTAACAGCGGGGAAGATTCATATCATGGAATGGGTGATACTGTAACTACACTTTATTATTCAAAAGGAACGACTATTGAATATACGATAAATTATTATCCGGAAGATTCAACGGAAGAAATAACCGTAACAGATACCATAACCCTTGATAAAGACACAAGGATTTATGTTCCCGACTTAAAGCCGAAAAATGAGGGTGTTATAGAGGATGGTAGTTTAGAGGATATTTTAGGATGATAATTTCAAGACGGCTGCTTTTTCAAATAACAAAATGGCAAAGAGTCGGGAATTTCCCGCTATTTTTCAGTGATTCCCCGAATTTTATATTCAGTTCGTACTATAACCGTTATTTAATTATATCTGACAGATGCGGATTATATTACAGTGAAGATTTAAAAACATGGAAACAATGCTACGGCAATTTTGTTTACGATGCAAAAAATGACAGAATTAACAAAGTTACAATAGCCAAAAGCGGAACTGATTATGTATTGTCGATTGCAAAGATGACATCATTAAATGTTTTTGATACCGAAAAAGTTTTGGCAGCAGTTCCATATAATACATATAGTTATGGCGATATAACCTGTGCGGAAATGTTGGGAGATTATTGCATATTTTCTTATTATTTGGAATCCAAAACCGGATACGGAAGTTCATCCGTAACCGATTGTTATCAGGGAGTAATTTACTCAAAAGATTCTGAAAACTGGAGTGTTACAAATATTTATACGGCACAAGGGAATTATTATCAGCAAACATGTCTTGGTAGTTCGGGAAGCAAGTATGTTCTTATAATTGCAACAACAAACGGTTTTTGTCCTGTATTATTCACTGCTCCTGAAAGTTTCCAAATCAATTCTGCTATATGGTCCGGCGGAAATATGACGGGAGCAAAAGGGTTTTATTTAAACGGAGTATGGAATTATGCGAGTAGCGGATTTTCTACAACAATAAACAGCTCTGACGGTATAACATTTGTTTCCCAAAATAATGAATGGTTAAACAAAGAAACCTTGCTTTATAACTCAAAATATATAACAAGAAACCTCAGCGGAAGTTCTTTAAGATGTTACGATTTAAACTTTGAAAATTATACGGAAATTCCGCTTCCTGCATCTCAAATAGTTGCGGTTTTAGGAATTATTGATAATGAAATCTACATTGTAAGTTCCAGCCGTATTGTTTACAAAAGAAAACTAAGCGAAATCGGAGGATAAAATGGACAATTATGCAAAATTAATATCTGAAACAGAAATAGAGTATGCACCCATAAATAAAGACGGAATATTAAATTACAACAGAAATATTCCCCAAATGAAAAAAGACGGTTACAAACCTCTCATACCTGCCGTACTTCCGTCAGGAAAACAAAAATTTGTAATTGAGTATACGGAAGATGAAACAAGTATTCGTGAAACAATACGGTATTTGGAAACCGAAGAAGAATGCGAAAAAAGAATTCAAGCTGAAGAAATAAATATACAGATTGAAAAATTGAACACACAAATAAACGAACTGGACATTAAACGGATTCGGGCAATATGTGAACCAAGTATTAAAGATGAAACAACAGGTGAAACATGGCTTGATTACTATAATTCGCAGGTGGCACAAATAAGAAAGAATATACAAGATTTGAAAGGAACAATAAATGACATCACTGAATAAAATCTGTCTGCATTGGACAGCGGGGACAAATCAGCCCTGTAAAACAGATATTGAACACTACCACTTTGTAATAAATAAGGATGGGGTTATTACGGAAGGGAAATTTAAACCCTCGGATAATATAAACTGCCATGACGGAAAATATGCACAGCACACGGGCGGAGGTAACACAGGTTGTATCGGAATTTCCTGCTGCGGAATGTATGATTTCAATTTGAAAGATAAACAGACAAAATATCCGCTAACACAAAAACAGGTTGAAAAAATGTGTTTTAAGGCAGCGCAGCTTTGCTTAGAATACGGAATCCCCGTAAATGAAAAAACAGTATTTACCCATTATGAATTCGGTCAATCTCATCCTAAAACCTCAAGTTTTGGAAAGATAGATTTTACATATCTTCCGTACCTGCCGAATTTACAAATGGACAGAGTCGGCGGTTATTTAAGGAACAAAATCCAATGGTACATAATTCAAATAAAGAAAGGAGTTTAACTATGAATTTACTATCACTAATTAAAAATTGGAAAGACTTAAGCACAATTTGGGCGGTTATTCA